AACTGTTCCGCTAATTCGGAATCGAAATAGTACATGTTGGGCCGGACCCAGCCCTGAATCAGTAAAGATTTTGATTGCGCGGTGGCTCGTTCGTACCAGCCGGGATACTGCGTTGGGTCGTTCGGTAAATCGGCGGCGGCTTGCTGATAGATAAGTCCGATGTCCTCGGAAGCGGTCATGCCCTCGACGGGCGAAGAGTTCGCGCCGAAATCAGCCTTCGGAAAAGTGGCGTGTAGAGCTACTGTATCCGCCATGCGCACGCGCAAAAAGAACGGAGCGACTGAAAGTGACTTGGACGACGAGCGCATGTATGCCTCAAACGGCCATACCACTTCGCACATCTCCTGCCCTTTGGGATAAGAAGTTTTCCCCTTGAGCACTGGAACTTGGCCCATTTGCGGAGGGATATTCATGGGTGGCATCTGCGCGTCGGGGCCGCACTGCGGACAAACATCGGCATTACCTTGGCCTTGCATTCCGCACTGCGGACAGTAGAACTGTCCTTCCGCGACGGCCATCTCGACATCTTCGTAGACGGGCGCATCTTGGAAGCCATAGCGCGGGTCAACGGAGTAGTAGGAGTAGCGGAAAGAGTTGCCATACAGCCTGAGATTTTGCGCTTCGATGGCTCGGATGGCATCGTAGCCGATGTTTTCCTTAATCATCTCCAGCGCGGAGCGCGCGGCGGAAGCTACGCCTTGAGACTCAGGATCGGGGCTTGTTGGCTGGGCGACAAACTCAGGAGCCGTCTGAACGTACATGGCCGTGCCGTACCGGATATAGCTGCGATAATAGTTAGAGGCGAATCCGTATTCAGCAGAATTAACGCCAAGGCTGTCGAACGTGAACCCGATGTCACTGAGTACGGAATCGTGGTACCCCCCGAAAAAGAGATGGTTACGGAACCATTTTCTGTGGAGCTGGAGTTTTTCATACTGCGCCTCGTAATAGAATCTTTTCAGCAGCCACTTAATGCGCTCTTCTTTCTTCTGCGCGCGAGGATACTCCGGCATCCCTTTCCATGCTTCGCGCAGCTTGTCGCGCACCAAATCATCTTTGCCGCCCTTGAAGAGGTCGGTGATGCGGCCCATCATCCCGGTCAGAGCGGAGGCCAATTATTTTCCTTTGAACTCCGGCATACCGGGAATGTTGAAATGGATTGCTTTTTTCTGGCGCTCAATTTTCTTTTCAATCTCGGCTAGTTTTTTGTCCACGGGGCGCGGCTCGCGATGCTCCTTGAAATCCTCTAGCAACTGCTCGACGGGTGAGGCGGGTAGTGCTTCACTGCCCTTGCTTACCAGAATCTTGTCGATCAGCCCTTTCTGAATCCGCTGGTTCTGGCTCTCCCTGACCAACAACAGCACTGCCAAAACGACGACGCAAATCAACCAAGGAACCTGCCACACGTAGTAGCTCCTCTCTCGAATAGCTGTCCCAATCATCCCGCTGGTCGCTCATGAATTTCTCTCCGGGTGGCAGCGAGGGCACGCCTCGCGCTGCTTCAATCCCTGATGCACTTCATGGAATCCTTCACGGAAGGGCTGTATCTCATTGGCGGGAACTACGGCGCCGCAGATGTGGCAGCGGGCAATTGCGCCGATGATAGGCTGGATTACAGGAGCTTCCTTTAGCTCCTTGGCCTCTTGCGCGATTTGCCCTTCGAGCTGGCTATCCATGCTTGACCTTGACGGAAACTTTTTGCTTCATTTTCACTTCGGCTTTTTTCTTGGACTTATCGCCGCCCTTGCCCTTCGACAGTTTGATTGCGGCCATGAGTAGCGGCTTCATCAGATTTCCAGAGGAAGATACGTCAGCTCCGGCCATCAATCTCTCCTATCAGCCTGTCTGCATCTTGCCATTGAAGAACATCGTCATCTCTCCACTGGCAGCAGACATCCCCAGCGGCCACGGTGATTTGCAAGGCGCGGCAGAATCCCGTTACGGATTCCCACTTCGGCTTGTCGCCTTCGGTCGTGTAGTGGTCGCAGTCGTCGCCGCCGCTTGTTCCGCCACAATTCGCTCCACCGCATTCCTGTCCGGGTTTCGGTGCGTTAATCCAGATGAGCCCCATGTAGTCGGGGTCGGACTGCGCCTTGTAAACCGCCTCGCCTTTGTTCGGCTCTCCGTAGATGTGGCGGCTGCAACATGGCCAATACTCAATTTGCTTGGCGTCGGGTTTCGGCTCCATCGGCCAGATGATTTTTCGGATGGTAGGGCGCTTGCCAATTTCACCGCACGTCTGCGCTTTTACATTGTATTGCTGGCAGTTGTAGCAGGAAGCAGGCTCGTTGTTCATCTCCTCGGCGGTAGTGAATAGAGCTTCGCCTTTGGTGTTGATGACCGGAGCTAAACTGCTTGGCGCGGAGAACGCGCGGCGCATGGCGTTGATCTTGGAGAGCTGGCCCTGTCCGTAAATCGGAAAGCCGCCCTGCTCAATCTTCAGGTCGCTGCGAGTCACTGGATTTTCTTGGTCACCGGCTCAGGAAATTCTTTTACCGCTTCGTTCAATTCGCGCTGCATGTTGTGCAAGGCTTTGGTGAGCTTCTCGATGAACTGGCCTTCAAGGAAGATAGGTGTGAAGTTTGCGGCGTCGATTACGTCTGTTCCCTTTTTGTGCAGCAGCACCCGCCACTGATCGTTCCCGTAGACCTTGTAGAGCAACTGGCCACCGGGAGCGTGATATTCATAGCCTTCAGGCGGGACGAGCGTTTCAAAAAACAGTGATTCCACGAGCTCATCGGGTTCGGGCGGTGTCATCATTGGACCGGAATCTGCCTTTCCTGCCGCGCGTGCATAAGCTGCCTTGTCGAGAAGCCGCGGCGCATCGTCTTGGCCTCTTTTTCGTCAGCTTCATGCTTCCTGAGCCAGAACATCTTGGAGGCGTAGTCGAGGGCAGGGTTTTCCCACTTTTCGACCTTTTTGATTTCGCTTGGGAGGGGTCGGAAAGTATGAAAAGCGTATCGCTTGGCGTCGGGGGAATGGGAATTTTCGTGTGAGGGCTCGTTCTTAGCGTTGCCTGACCGGTCTTTCGCCCATTTGTAGCTGCCATGCTCGCGGACGGAATGTTCACAGGATTTCGCCATGAACGCGCGCGGTGAGCCTGGCACTCGGGGATTGAAGGGATGCACGAGCGTCGGGTCGATGTGGAAATACTGGGCACATTTGAAAAGGCCGGGCTTTACGTCCTTGATGGCGGACTGGCCGGAGATGTCGTAGTCCTCAAGCTCGATCGCTGCGGCCCTTTGAGCATAGTCGTAGGCCATGCCTTCGAGGTTTCGGCCCTGCATGATTTGCTGGAATTGCTCGGCAATCGGCGCTACACGCAGATCCGAACCGTAAATCTCCGCAAACTGGTACATCCGGCCGTCCGGGGCGATGGCATCGAACGTAAGCGCCCACGGGTCGCCTTCTTCCCCTCCGCCAATGTCCATACCAACTACCACAGGCCACTCAAGAGGGGGATTCGGGCGCCCACCAAAGACTTCCCAGCCCTTCGAGTCATCCCAGACATGCGAGATGTCCGAAAATTCCTTGTAAATCAGGTCGGTAAAGTCGGTGAAGGAGCCCAAAACGAAGCGGTCGTACCAATCTGGCGGGTAGAGAGTCTTTCGGCGGGTGTGATACTCCTCGGGTAGAAAGACGTTCTCCATTGAGGCTGCGCCAATGCCTAAATTCAACTCTTTCAGTTCCGGCTTGCGGTCGGGATCGAAGAAATTGCGCCATTGCCAGTCGTGGCCGGCTGGATTGGAGCTCCCTCGATAGATGCGCCGATTGACGTTCTTGCGGCGCAACCGGCCCGTGAGCATGAAAAACACTTCTTCGTTGATTTCGCTCTGCTCGTCTACCCCCGCAAAGCTCAAATTCAGCGACCGGATATGGCCGGTTACTTTGGGATCGGAAATGTCGAGGTGGCGGAACATGACCGGATGGCCATTGCTGAAAGTCCAGGTCTTTTTGGCCTCGGCCCATTCCCCCATGTCGGCAGGAACCAACTCTAAGAACGTCCGCATGGTCGTGGATTCAAGGGCGGGCATGTTCAGGCGTCCAAGGAGAGAAAGGCCATTCGGCTCAATCAAGGCGTTGCAGATGCATGAGGTGCAGAGAGCGACCGATTTGCCAGCCCCCTCACCGCCGACGTAGGAAGAGGCGAAGTGCGAGGAAGTCACGAACTGCTTTTGCTTGGGCATTCGCTCCAGCCCGGCAATCGCGTCCTTCAGCTCTAATTCACCTTGGTAGTAGCCCAATTTTTAGGGGTGTTCGGGGAAAGTGTCCAAGTTTGCAGTTCTTCAGACCAATCGAGATGGGATGTCTCAATGGGCTGGTGGCGTTCGCATAACCAAACGAAATCCAGCCTGTCTTCGGCGCGTACCGCAACGAGGTTGGCCGATTCCTTGCAAACCAGACATCCTTGCTGTTTCAGGCACTCAGAAAGAAGCATTACAGCCCGTAATCCTTCCGCTTCTTCACGCAGGTTCCGCAGAGACAGGTGCGCCAGTTTGATTCGGCAGTGTGGCGGAAATTGGGGATTGAACCTTGTCCGAGTCGCCCTTTTGCGTCGTAGGGTCCGGCTGCTGTGTTGATGGATGGGCTTTCAGCTTCGGCATGAGCGGCCATGTCACGCTCCTTTGGAGGCTTTCGCGGAGTGTCTTTCGACGCCTCTCCGGTACTAACTTGTCGTGCCAGCCGCCTACTCGCCCTTCCCTCATGCACTCCCCGTCTCGACTCCGTGCCGGAATCCACGGGGTTGACACCTTGGGTAAGCTCATTGCGCAGGACATTACGCGCCCACTCCACAAGCGGCTCGCCTGCTTCCTTGGCCTTGGAGGTCATGCGGATTACGTCCGACTGCTCCAGGTAAATCACAAGCCGTGCGCGTTCCGTAAAGAGCTTCTTCATGGCACACATCATTCGGCATGTGGCACATGTGTGTCAAGTCAAATCCCAAAAGTTGTGTGCGAAACAGTGCATTAGCAAGCGACCCACCCCTCCTCTCGGCTGCTTCCCATAGGGGTATGCCTGCCTGAGTACTGGTAATCCTGATGCGTCCTATAAGGTCCAAAACGTTAACTAGCCTTTCCTTTGTTTTCAATCACTTGCGAGGACGTTGCACCATTTTCGGGCAGTGCTATAGTTCCGGTACTCGCTTGTATATCGAGCGTCTTTACAGGGTCAACTGCTTTACTATCAGTAGCTTGCGCGTTAATCTGCACATTGCCCATGAGAGTCTGAATTGCGAGCACCAACCCTTGATCTGCTGGCCCTTTGCCATGCTTCTGATTAATCGGCCAAATCGTTGATTCGAGAGTCTTTATTGCTGCATTCTCGCTGTTGGCTTGCAAGCGGACACGCATTACCCGGAGTGCTTCGGGAACTAAATTAACGCTCTGATCTGCATAGGTTTGCAGGTGCAGGTCAATATCGGACTCTTTGATGATTCCACGCGTGGTATTGCGCGTAA